GAGGATTTAGGTAAAGCGGGTATTATTGTTTTAAATAAAGCTCAAACAACTATTGATCAATCTTTTCAAGGTTTTTATCTAGGTGCAATTGATAATACTAATTTAAACCCTGCTACTAATTTTGATGGAATTGGTTCAATACAAACCACTACATCAGCAATAGATTTGGCCAACGGTTCCAATTCATTTATTACTTTACCATCCACTAGATTAGATAATTTACTTTCATCTAAGTCTGATAATAATTCAGATACTTTCGGTGCTTCTACTGCAAGTATATCAGAGCAAATGGAAAATTTAACTGATTATGATATCTCTACAAATATATTTGATGATACATTATCTTTTGGATTATTTAGATTAGCTTCAACCCCTACTACAAATAATACCATAAAATTGAGTTTAAATTTAGAAGAAACTGTTGTAGGTTCTACAGATTATCACAGAAAAATTAACGACCCATTAGGTGGTGAGGCATTACCGTTCAGAGTAGAAACTGATCAAGCTTTACCTAATATGGATATTTTAGTAAATGACTTTCTAAGTAATAGAAAGAAATCTACTTATTTAAATCCAGATGGTGTACCTCTTACTAAAGTTAGATTTATTACAAGTAAAGTAAATACTACAGCTTTAGTAACTAATACCCTATCTGCAGAATTTGGTGCAACTAATTTAGCAACTTATGCTAAATTATCAGCTGCAATAGATGATGTTCAAGCTAATAACTTTGGAGATACAGATAGTTTATTTGCTTTGGGATCATTTGCTAATACAGATCTTAGTACTAAAATAATAGGTAATGTACCTCAAAAAATTGATAGATTATTAGATACAGTAGAAAATACAGAAAGATTTGATATTGATATTACAGTTGACGGTGGTTTATCAACAATTTATTCTACTACTCAATATTTAAATGCAGATTCATATGATGATATAACTGCAGTTCCAGCTATTAGTTCTTTTAGAACAACAAAGACTGATGTTTCACAAGTAAGTCAAGAAAATCAAAAATACAGAACATTTTGGAATGATGTAGTAACTAGATTTACAACCTTTGCTGAATTTAGAAGAAGAGATCATATCCATATTCTTGATTTACCTAGGTCAATTTTCGTTCAAGGTGAAAGTTTCTTAACTTTGCAAGACAGTGATAAAAACTTTTCTAGAGATATACTTAACCCGATTAAATCATTTGCAGGATTAGTAAATACCAGCTATGCAGCTACTTACGGCCAATGGGTACAAGGAACTGATTCAACTTATGGGGGTTTGTCATATCTTCCATCTTCAGGTTATCTTGCAGCAATTATGGCAAATTCAGATGCTAATTTTGACCCTTGGTTTGCACCAGCAGGTTTTGCAAGAGGTAGATTAACTGGAGCTGCAGGATTAGCATTAACACCTACTCAAAAGCAAAGAGATCAATTATATAAGATATCAGTTAATCCTATTCCATCATTCCCAGTTGAGGGTCCAGTGGTATTCGGTCAAAAGACTTTACAAAAGCTACCAAGTGCATTTGATAGAATTAATGTTAGACGTTTATTCTTATTTCTTGAAAAAGCAACTAAGAATACAGTTAGAAACTTTATATTTGAACCTAACACATTATTAACTAGAACAAGAATTGTTAATACATTAACACCAATTTTTGAAAATGTTAAGAACACTGAAGGGTTATTTGATTATCTAATTATTTGTGATGAAAGAAATAATACCCCTGATATTATAGACTCAAATGAATTAAGAGTTGATATATACTTGAAACCAACAAGAGCAGCAGAATTTATTTTAGTTAATTTCTACGCAACTAAGACGGGTACAGATTTCAACGAATTAGTTTAATAACAAAGTCATTTAATTAAATAATTACATGGCAGATGCAAAAGTATCAGACTTAATTTCAATAACTTCGGCAGAAAGTGATGATGTACTTTATATTATAGATACATCTACCAGTGCTTCAAGAAAGATAACTTTTAATAATCTAGTAGGTAATTCATTAGCAGCCCTAGAATCAAGATTTAATCTTCTTAGTTCTAACTCTTCAATAGTTTTATCAGGTAGTATAACTGCTAATACTGATAATATTACCCGTATAGATTCAGAAATGGATTTTTTAAGCGGAGAAGTAGATAATGCAAGAACAAATTTTGAAGAATCATCTGATTTAGTTGATAAAGGTTTTACTGGACCAGTTACCATTTCAGGCACGTTATTAACATTTTTAAGCGGAGTATTAACAGGGGTAAATTAAAATGGCAAATAGAAAATTAACAGAATTACCGGTATTGAGTCAACCTTCTTTTGATAGTAATGATGAACTTTATATAGTTGATACAGCTAATAATTTATCAAAAAAAATAACCTTTACTAGTTTAGTAGGTAGTACTTTAAGTTCAGTATCAGCTAATAATGATTTATATAATTTAAGTAATAATTCTGCAGTAGTACATTTATCTGGTAAAATTGATACTAATACAACTGATATAGCTGACATAAATACACAGAATTCTTCTACTAGTACAAATATTTTTTCAGCTACCAGTGAAATATTTGAACTATCAGCAAAAGTATTTTCTAATGAAACTAATATAACTAATAATGCCGCAGCTATTGAGGGATTTGTTACTGGTTCACTTTCATCTACTGTTGATAATTTATCAGCTAATCAAGATTTCTTTGAAAATTCATTAATTTTTGGTAGATCAGGAATGAATACTGCCCCTTCAGTTATAACTGATGGTAATCCGGATTATTTTACATTTGATGGTACATTTTCAGGTCAGGCTATTTTTGATGAAAGTAAGTTTAATACTTTAGCAGGTGTAAGTGCTCTTAATTTAAGTAAGTTTAATACATTAGCAGGGTTAAGTGCTATAGATATTTTATCAGGTGCTAATGTTACAAGTAACAATATATTAGCTACTACATCGTTAGGTTATAAATCTGGGACAGGAGGTACAGTAACGCAATCTTCCAGTAAAACTAACAGCGTTACACTAAATAAAACAAACGGCGAAATAGTAATGAACGGTGCAGAACTTGCTGACGACGCAACTGCTGCATTTACTTTAACTAACAGCACAATAGGTGCTACTGATGTTGTTATCGTTAATGTTGCAAGTCAAGGAACAGCAGGAGCATATCAAGTTACTGTAGGAGCTGTAGCTGCAGGAAGCTGTAGTATAAGTGTTTTAAATGTTAGTGGGGGAGCTTTATCTGAAGCAATTAAACTTAACTTTGCAGTAATTAAAGCAGTTGCATCTTAATAAATATAATATAAATGAATAAATATTAATAACCATGGCACAAACTAGACAAACAATACAAAATTTTTATACACAAGCTCAAACAAGAGATTTTGCAAGAGACAATCTATTTAGAGTTTTAAATATAAACTTTGGTAATGGAACAGAAATAAATTTTGATGAAGATGATTTAATTTATGCAACAACAGCTAATTTACCAGGTAAAGAAGTAACTTCTCAAACAGTCCCTTATATGGGTCTTAACTTTAATATTCCAGGAGTTGCTAAATATACAGGAAGTGATAATTACACTTTGAAATTTAGATGCGATGAAAGTTATGATCTTAGAAATAGATTTTTACAAGTACTAAATGATACTTTCGATGATGCAGATAGCACAGGAAATTATTTTATGCCTACTGCTGATAGTGTTATTGATTTAGCTCTTTTAGATAAAGAATTAGATAGAGTATCACAATTTCAATTAGTTGGTGTTGCTATTAAAAGTGTTCAAGAAATAGCTTACGATGTTACTTCAGATGGTACTATAACTGAATTTGACGTTACAGTTACGTATCATTATTTTAGACAAACTGCTTAATTTAAATATTCTAAAGGAAAAGCTCTCTTCGTGAGAGCTTTTTTTTGTATAAATATATTTAAATGCCTACTAAAATACTAAATTCAGTTAATAATGCTTTAAGGGGTGTAACTAATCCAATTAATAAAATAATAGGCGGTACTATAGCCCAACCTGGTCTATCATTATTTGGAACCAACTTACCCGGCTCACCTTTAGTAAGTTTTAGAGATTCATTTTTACGTAGCTTAAGTCAATGGAATACTTCTATACCGTTAAATACACAATTTATAGTTTTAATAGATAGTTTTCCTCCTGGGTTAACAACCCAAGTTTTGAGAGAATTAGAACCAGTTGTTAGCTCACAGGGTTTTGATATAAATTTAGCTAAAGAAACTACTACTAATTTTAAAAATCAAGGTATGGTAGGGTGTATTTTTGCAAATCAATTTTCTATACCCGATGATACAGTTGAAGCAGATAAAGCTACTATTATTAATAATAGAGGATTTATTCCCGGTTCAGTGTTAAAAAATAGAAATAACTTTGGTAATTTTAATTTAAGTTTAAGAGAAACTAATACTTCATTTGTAGATTTTGTAATGAGACCTTGGACTATAATGTCTTCACACTATGGTTTAGTAGCTAGAAACCCTAATGACCCATCAGAAGTTTTAAAAAATCCTAAAACTAATTCTCCT